GCGTATGGATATACTAAATGCTGGTGGTGATCTTTGAACTTTCCCACGGTATAACTACCGGTTGTTTTGATGTCGTGGACGCTGGCCGGCATCAGCTCGTCAATTACCCCATAAACCAAAACATTGCCGTATGCGGTTGGAATAATCGCTTCTACTCTTTGTTGGGTTAATGCTCCTTTGAAGTAACCGGAAAACTCTCGGCAAAGTGAGATTGGGAAAGTAAAAACACGATTATTATAGGTAGCTTTCAAACCTATAACCTCGTTGGTCTGAACCTCATCGTAATACAAAGGTTTACCTGTTTCGTCACAAGCTCCTTCGCGTATTACCTTATATATCTTTTCAACCTGCACAGTTTCAGATTTCCGATTTTCAACCATACAGTCAATAACCTCATTAAAGGCTGTTCCCTTGTCTGCCGCTTCGCTATCGAATGGCTTGCGGTTGATACGGTCTATCAGTTCTTGAAACTGTTGTTCGTGAAATTCTTCAGGAGTATGGGGTGGATTTTCTGACCACCCCCAGTACTTATCCCAAATCACATCACTATTCAGATATGCCCCAAAGGCATCAAGAAGCGTTGCGTAAATACGATATTTAGGCTGCTGGTTCATATTTCTTTTCTGAATTAAGTTTCAGATTCAAAGACTTCGCTTTGTTAGCTACCAACTTTGCCGCCATTTGCTTTGAAGAACCAACGTGCTCAAAGTTATCTATTTGCGCGATAAAATTATTGGCAGATTCCGCATCCGTAATAAGTTCGATCTGTTCTTTTATCTCTTCAATAACTTTATCATACTTTTCCTGTGCCTCTTTCTTGGCAGCAAGCATACCCAAATACGAATTGATTATCTTGGCGGTGATAAAGTCGTTCTTTGCGGTTGGATTACCATTCTTGTCAAGGATGGTAGGAACTTCCATCACTGAAGGAAGATTGCAAGTATTCTTACCGTCATTTCTTGAAGTTGGGTCAAAAGTGATAGTACGTCTTTGGACGCCTCTTTCGCTTTTCATTTCAAGATAACCGAGCAAATCCAGTTCAGTAACGATAGAGTTGTAGGATTTTTCACGCAAGGCAGGGATAAACACCGTATCATCACCTTCTTTTCTTGTGTCGCGATGGGCAACGAAAATGATGTGCTTGTTAAGCCCCGAAAGTGTTCGTGTCATCCATGAAAACTCTGCATTGATACCGCTCCAATCACGGATGGACGGCTGGCGGGTTCCACACTTGTGAGTAATGATGAAGTCCATCATCTTGCCGATGGTATCTACTACAATGGTCTGATAAGCGGACAAGTCCTCTTGAAGAACTTGCTGAACATCGCTCCATGAAGTGACCTGTACCGTGTCTATATTCTCCAAGTGCGCCATGTTCATGCGCTTCACGCCGTTATCGAAGTCCAACAGCAGCGGTTTCGGTGCGCTCAATGCTACCGTACTCTTTCCCATTCCGGCTTGACCGTAAATCATCATCTTCACGGTGGTCGGGATAACTAATTCATTACTTTTCTTAATCAGTGACATAATCGTAAATTTTATAGGGTTATTTGTTCAGATATTTACTCATTTTAAAAGCATTAATAGCGGATTGTATCTCGAACTTGGAATATATGATAGGAGAATTTCTGGATGAGCCTTTTCTTTTCTTATGCACCAATCCTTCTTTCTCTAACTTTTCCAAAAAGTTAGGTTCATACCCAAGTGTCTTTAACCATCTGAACGCTTCTCTTTGCTTGATTTCATCAGATACAGGAGACCGTTTCTTCTCACTGGCAGCTGCACCAAGCTCCGCCATGTCCATGCAGATATTTTTAAATTCAAATAATTCAAGTCTTACCTCCATACCGTCCAGTTCTTTCAATTCGTTCAACTCTCGTTCTTCGTCCCCTTCTCATATCGCCCTGTTCGTGATAGAGCGAAAAAGAAAAGATGCACAACAGGCAGAAAGCAACAGCCGACCTAATAGTAGGTGAAAAGTCCATCGTGAACTTCATACCAGCTATTCTCTCATATAGCATGGTTGCCAGTTCTCTGCCGTTCCTTACGTTCAAAATCTCAAAAGCTCTTTGCAGTTGGTTGTTTATCGTGCTGACCGCTCGGCATTTGAGGTTTGCAATTTCTTTTTTCTCATACCCTTGTGCATACATTCGTGCCGTAATCTCGCATTCAGGTGTAAGTTCATTAAAAACTCTCTTCATAATCGTGTAAGTCAGCTGATTAATAATTGCGAATAACCTCAATATATCCGGCTTCCCTGTTAGTGTCCACCGAATACAAAGTTTGCTTCTTGTCTATTATCCGATCAATCCTTGCCAGCCTGTTAAGATCAGCGGTACACCTGCGAAGCTGTCCGGCAAGTTTGTCGCTAAAGTCAAAGCTGATTCTGTCATTCTTCTTTTTCAGCTTTTTCTTAATTTCTGTTCTTTCTTTCAGTTCTTTTGCCATAAGAGTAAAATTTAATTAATGATTCGTGGATGGTAAGGGAATCGAACCCCTCTCAATCGTGCCAATTGTTTGCGCAATACGAAGCTCTAACCGATAAGCTAACCATCCTTTTTTAAAAAAGGTGCACTATCCTCACGGACGGCACACCCAGTACAAACACAATATAAAACACGAATATCTAATCTATTATCAGAACAATGCTTTTAACCGCATTTTTGAAATGATCAAACTTCTGTTTCAAATCACTCCAAGATTTATACCATGTATTTTTCTCTTCAGCTAATTTCTCGTTAGCCTCTTCCAGTTCCTGCACACGCCTTACTAAATCTTCATGCGTCATGCCTCTTAATTCTTCCACTGTCATAATCGTATAAATTTAAAATGTCGTTAAAAAGGTAGGAGTCGAACCTACTTCTTGTAAGCTAAATGAATATATAAATTAGAATATAAGTTAATACCAACAATTAATCGCTTACACGCATTCCAACAATGCTACTTCATAAATTACCGCCCAGCTGGTTTACAAGGTGATTGTGCACTCATCCCCATGCGCCTTGTGCCGGATTATAGGACTACCTTTTAGTGGTCTGTTTTAAGTTCTCTATAAGTTATTCTCATGAGCGACACACACCCTACACATATAACACTCATTATAGTGATAGAGAATATTTTCATAGGACTGTAAGTAGTAATAGCCCCGTAAAGCATACCGGCAGCACATATACTAACCAATATAGATAAAACGAATTGGATTGTTTTCATAATCGTATAAATTTAAATAAGTATCTGTACCCTAATCGAATAGCAGAACCTTATTTCAGTTCAGTACAGACTATAAGACCTTTCAGCGATACTTGTGCCTAACCAAGCATACTCACCACGCTAAAGACAAATTGGCGTGCTGAAAGTAAAAATCATTTCAACTTCGTGGCTTTACCACCATCAGACATATACAACCATTCGCCCATTGTCGGCTTATCCTCGGTTGCTATCGGTGTCAATTCCGTTCCACTTGCACCCACCACTATCCACCATCACTGGCTTCGCTTACGTGCCTTCGCAGAAATATATCTTTTTATCGTATCAATATGTCAAAGAACCAATCAATAGTACCCTACCCGATTCTCGCTATCGGTTGCCGTTCAATCCGTCTGTAGGGCTGTCGTGCGTTGCATAATCGTGTATTATGCGTATCGGCTGATACCTTGTACCCGGCATAGAGCATCGTAGTCCATGCCATCATCTTCACAAGTTTCAAAACCTTTTAAGGCATCTTCCAAACTGTCTATCTCATCCGTTATCAACTGGATAGCTTCTTTTTTGCTATCAGCATTGAACATCAGGCAGACAGCCTCTTCATCATTGTTATGGGCAGCCTCTAAATCTTTATAAAGGCTATCCAACTGCTGGTTAATCGTGTAAGCATTCATATCCATATCTTTTTAATGCGTTTATACTATTGCTTAGTATTTCTCTTTTATCTATCTTTGTTGTATCAAACTTGTTTGATGATGCAAATATAATGCAATTGCATTTAATTGCAAATGACACTGCATTAAATATTCAATGCTTTTGCATTAATTAACTATTGAAATATGTCAGTACAAGAAAGAATTAGAAAAATAGCAGATGAGCTGTTTAATGGTAATATATCTGCGTTTTGTAGGGCTGTTGATGTTAAGCAACCTACAATGAATACTATCTTAGGTGAAAGACAAAGTAAACCATCTTATGATGTATTAAGCAGCATAGTAAATGCAGAAGCATTAAATATATCTGCTCAATGGCTTCTTACTGGTAAGGGTGAAATGTTCAAATCATCATCGCCAAAAGAAGAACTAACCCCCATCACCAACGAACGCCTGCTCTCTATCATTGAAAGTCAGCAAAGAACCATTGAGAACCTTTCAAAGAAATAAATTCACAAAACATATATCCTTGCAAGATGTTATACTATATATGAAAAAACACTAATTTTGAGGAAACATCTAAATAC